GCTAAAAATCCTAACAGCCGTCTAAGACAGGCTAGGAGAAGATGGAAATGTTAAATGCTCAATTTGTAGCAGGAACCGTTTTTGTTGCCTTTATAGGTGCGTGTGTCGCGGGACTAACATGGATATCGTCAACTCTCATTGAGGTTGACAAGAACGTAGCGGTCATGGCTCTGAAGATTGATACTAACAACGAAAAGATAGATCAGCTTCATGAGATGATCAGACCAATGTGGGAAGAGTTTACGGGAAGGACATACGATGGCAATCTCGCGAGGCTCAATGAGCAAACAGATATCCAATCCGCCACAAAAGAAAAAGTGGAGTTCAAAACGCAAACGCTCCGTAAATTGTAAACGACCTAGAGGTTTCAGTGAAAGAGCACATTGCGCTAGTAAAAAGAGGAAAAAATAATGGCACTCACTGGGTCGAAAAAAACAAAAGTTAAGAAAGTTATCAAGGGGTTAAAAAAAGCAAGCAAGCTACATGCCAAGCAAGCTCGAACGCTTAAAGGCATAGTGAACGGTAAAAGGAGAAAATAAAATGCCGAAAGACGCTTGTTACCACAAGGTAAAAGCTCGTTACAGAGTTTTCCCAAGCGCCTATGCCTCGGGCGCAATTGCAAAATGCCGAAAGGTAGGTGCTGCTAACTACGGCACCGGAGGCAAGAAGAAGAAAAAGGGGAAGGCTTCGGGCGGAGTCTTGAACATGAGAAATGGAGGAGCCGCAGTTACTAAGGCAAAGCGGCCATCTAGCAATCCTAATGTTGCTAGAGGGTGCGGTGTTGTCATGAGTAACAGAAGAAAAGCAACTCAGTACTCGTAGGAAAAAATGGAACCCGTATCAACAGCTTTGGCTGGTATAGCTTTGTTCAAGTCGGCTGTTGACGGTATCAAAAGTGTCATTAGCACGGCGCAGGATGTTGGGGAGATAGCTGGTCATATAGACAACTTGTTTGAGGGTGAGAAACAGGTACAGCAAAGACGAAACAAAAAGTCTGGTGTAGGAGTAGGAGATCAGTTTGGTATAAAGTCAGTAGCGCAAGAGATCATAGATGCGAAGCTGGCTAAAGAAGAGATGCAACAGATTGCCAGCATGGTGGACATGAGATTTGGGCACGGGACCTGGGCATCTATAGTGGCAGAAAGAGCAAAACGCATACAAGAAGCAAAGGAAGCCGCAGCAGCAGCTAGAAGAGAAGCTGCTAAACGTCATAAAGAGTTGCAAGAAAACATAAAACTTGCATTTATAATAGGCGGAGTAATTATAGTTTCTATTGGTTTATTTGTTATTCTTATGATTTCTGTATCAAGGGCGGTGAGTTTGTAAATGGCGGTAAGGAAAACAAAAAGTGGGCTGGCGCTCAAAAGGTGGTTCAAAGAGAAGTGGACGGACCAGAGAACGGGTAAACCGTGTGGCCGTCGCAAGGGTGAAAAACGGGGTACTCCATATTGCCGCCCGTCCAAACGTATCAGTTCTAAAACGCCCAAAACAGGAAGCGAAATGACAGCCGCTGAAAAGCGTAGTAGAATATCTCAGAAGAAAAGGATCGGCCAGCCAGCAGGCAAGCCAAGGCGTGTTAAAGCAGTAAGAAGGAAGAGGAAAAAGTAATGGCTAAAAAGTTTCCAGATCTTAGCGGTGACGGTAAAGTCACACAAAAGGATATTCTTATGGGCAAAGGCGTAATAGAAGCAAGAAAAGGAAAGTCTGTAAATCTTGTTTGTCCACGCAAAGAAATGGCTGGTGCATTGAAAATGCCAAAAGCGAATACCAGACGAGCCTAAGATGCGTGAACTCATAGAGGAGTGGGTTCACACAGAACTAAGCATAGTAGATCCAGAGATAGGGTACGCACTTTGTCCCTTCGCAAAGAAAGCTTTGAAAGACGATAGATTAAAAGTAGTAGAATGCGAAGGCAGACAGGATCTATGGAAGAAAATAGCAGAAGAGTCTAAAAATTTTAGCGAAGATCATTCTGTAGTAATTTGTCTGGAAGAGGAGCCTACAGCACCGTATGAAGAAGTAGAAGCTGCCTGTGTAGCTATGAACGAGTGGTTTGCTTGTAATAAGTTAGACGTATGGCTTCTTGCCTTTCAGACGGACTTCACAATGGTGTTTATACAGAGATTGTCAGAGCTTGATGATGCGAGTAAGATACTTGAGAAGACCGGGTATTATAGTAACTATACCAAGGAAGACTACATTAACTTAATTTTAAACAGAAGAAGGGTTAGAGAAAATGGTAGGAGCTAAAAAACAAGCCATGAAGCGTAGGCGTGGTGGTAATGTTGTCGCTAAGAAGATGATGGGTGGTGGCGCTGCTAAGAAAGCTATGAGGCGTAAGCGTGGTGGTAATGTTGTCGCTAAGAAGATGATGGGCGGTGGCGCTGCTAAGAAACAAGCTATGAAGCGTATGCGTGGCGGCGGTGCCATGAAGAAGAGGTAGTAATGGCTACATCAGGATCCAGAGATTTTGACATCGATGTAGCGGAGATCATCGAAGAAGCATACGAAAGATGTGGACTCGAGGTTCGTACTGGATATGACACAAAGACTGCTAGGAGGTCTTTGAATCTTATGTTTGCTGATTGGGCGAATAGAGGATTGAATCTCTGGACTGTGACACAGGCGACTCAAGCATTAACCGCTGGCACAGCTACCTATACATTTACCACCGCATATACTGACATTCTTGAAGTGGTGCTTCGTGATAGTAGCAATACAGATAGAGATGTTTCTAGAATATCTAGAAGCCAGTATCTTAGCATACCGAACAAGGGCACTACTGGGACTCCTAGTCAGTATTATTTTAGCAGATCAACTACTCCGACAATAACTTTGTGGCCTACACCAGACGACTCTACTGACAGTCTTGTATACTACTATGTAAACAGGATTCAGGATGTGGATGCATTGGTAAACACAGCCGATGCTCCGTTCAGATTCTTACCGTGTATGGTCGCGGGTCTTGCGTACTACATTGCCATGAAAAAGGCTCCAGACAGAGTTCAACTGTTGAAAGTAGTGTATGAGGAAGAATTCCAACGTGCAGCAGACGAAGATGAAGATCGCGTATCTTTAAAGTTGCAGCCTAGCATACAGTATCTAAGAGTTAACTAATGGCTAGATATGCTTCTGGCAAAAAAGCATGGGGGTTTTCGGACAGATCTGGGTTTAGATACCGTTTGTCTGAAATGATAACCGAGTGGAATGGGATGAAAGTCGGTCCTGATGAATATGAACCCAAGCATCCACAGTTGATTCAGACGCATACGGGTTCAGATCCACAGGCGTTGTTTGAACCAAGACCAAGAAATGATACAATACCAGTGACGGTTAGATTTCCGTCGTTTAGCACAGAGACTTTTGAATATGCGCTTATACCTGTAGCCGTGGGGCTTATTGGAGATGTGACTTTCGGGGGAGATGTTCACACTCCTGTTACCTCGAATATTACAGGTGTTTCCGGTACGGGTTCAGTTGGCACAGTTACAGCTTCTGGAACAGGATCGGCTATAGCAGCAACATATACCGTTACAGTTGTTAGTGGTAATCCAGTTAATCATCCTTATTATAACGTGGGGTCTAGTAATAAGTTTGCAATCAATGGATCTACTGCTACATCGGATGTGTTATTGAGCTTATCAGAGGGCAGTACTTATAAGTTTGATCAGAGTGATTCTTCTAATTCAGGTCATCCTTTGCGTTTCAGCACTACCGCGAATGGATCTCATGGAGGTGGATCCGAGTATACCACTGGAGTAACCACTAACGGAACTCCTGGATCTGCGGGGGCTTATACACAGATAACAGTAGCCTCTGGAGCGCCAACACTGTATTATTATTGTACTAATCATAGTGGCATGGGCTGGCAGGCGAACACACCATGAGTTATACATACACACAATTAAAGTCTGCGATACAAGACTACGTTGACAACAACGAGACGACTTTTGTTTCAAACCTTGATAGATTTGTCAAAAGTGCTGAAGAACGTATATTTACCAGCGTAGACCTAGAATTTTTTAGAAAGAATGTCTCTGGAGCAATGACAGCTAGTAATCAGTTTCTGGCTGTTCCGTCTGATTACCTAGCTACGTTTTCTATGTCTATAGAGGTTTCTAGCTCTAAACAGTTCTTACAACAAAAAGATGTTAATTACCTTCAGGAATATACACCGAATTCAGCCACCACAGGTGTGCCCTTGTATTATGCTAAATATGACTTTCAAAACTTCATATTAGCTCCGACTCCAAATGACAATTATGTGACGGAGCTACACTATTATTATCGTCCAGCCAGCTTGGCGGATAGTAAGTTTGCTTTGACAGTCAGTAACGTAACCGGAACTTTTGCTGCTAATGAAACCATAACAGGTGGAACCAGCGCAGAGAGCACGACCATCAATTCAATTACTTCAGTCACAGAGTTTGTTGTCACCATTCCTACCGGAACATTTACTGTGGGTGAGACAGTAACCGGAGGAACAAGTGGTGCCACGGGTGTGGTTGTGTCTACTTCTGCTGACACTACTACAACGTGGATTAGTGAGAACGCTCCAAACGCTATACTATTTGGCAGTCTTATAGAGGCATATATCTATATGAAAGGGGAGCCAGATGTCATGAAGTTGTATAGCGAAAGATTTTTGGAGGCGTTGTCTAGATTGAAAGATTACGCAGAGGCTCGTGAGAATACAGATGCGTACAGAAGGGGGTTACCAGACAGGGCTAGAACATGAAAATAGCAATAGTGGGTTTAGGGGGAAGCTATGCAGACTATATTTCAGCGAGAGTTGCTTCTCAGGAATTTGATGAAGTTTGGGGAATAAATTGTATAGGGGCAATCATACACGTTGATAGGACGTTTATGATGGATCCCGTTACAAGATTTTTAAATACAGAAAACGCAGGCACACAGACTGGTGTTGCAAGAGAGTTTCTTGCCAAGAATACAAGACCAATCTATTCCTGTATTAAACACGCAGACTTTCCGGCGGTTGAGTTATATCCCTTGGAAGAAGTCGCAAAATACACTGGTCTATGCTATTTCAACAATACGGTTGCATATGCCATTGCTTATGCGGTGTGGAAAAAAGTAGAGAAGATATGTCTATTTGGCATAGATTTCACATACAAAAATGTCAATATGGCTGAGTCTGGAAGAGCTTGTGTGGAGTTCTGGTGTGCTACAGCTATTTCTAAAGGTATAAAAATAGAGATAGCGCATCGATCTGGACTAATGGATACCAATGTTCCAGACAATGAAAAGCTGTATGGGTATCATAGATTAGAGGATCCATTGGTACAGACGGTTGAAAACGGCAGTCTTCTAATAACGAAACAGTCAAAAATGCAGCCACCTGAACCCAAGGAAAGCGACCCCGTTATATTTGGAAGGCATGATCATGTTTGATTTAAACGTAGGAACTGTGGGATCAGTTAACATTGTAACGTCTGAGAATGGCGGATTGTCTAATGATCAAATAGCAGATATGTTGGCTAGTAAGTTAATCTACATATCTGATGAGGCACCAGAGCCTATACGTTTACAGGCAGAGGCTTTCAGAGATAGAGTTAGAAATATGGCACAGTACTATATAGAGTTGGCTAGAAAGGAAGAACGTGCTAGTATTTGCGCCAAGGTTCGTGATGCTGGTCAATTAGAACTGGCAAAAGCTATTGGGAGACTGTAATGGCAATCGCACAAGCAATGTGTACAGCATTTAAGCAAGAGCTTATGTTAGGCACACACAATTTCGCAACAAACGGTAACGCCTTTAAGTTGGCTCTTTATGCAGAAGGTGGTGGCGGTAAGTCTAGCACTACAGCTACTCTTGGTGCAGCAACGACAGCTTATACTACCACAGGTGAGGTAGCCAACAGTGGCTCTTACACGGCTGGTGGTGGCACTCTTACCAAAGTTGCTCCAACTACTTCTGGCACAACAGCTTTGACTGATTTTGCCGACATTAGTTTTACCACAGCTACCATTACTGCAATGGGTGCGTTGATATACAACGACACCAACAGTGATAAAGCTGTGGCTGTATTGGATTTTAGTTCTAATAAAACATCTACTTCTGGGACATTTACAGTTCAGTTCCCTACAGCAGATGCGAGTAACGCGATTATACGAATAGCCTGATGAGGTGATTTGTGTCAGATCTTCTTTCAGGTTGGGGACGAGGAAGCTGGGGTTCTGGAGGTTGGAACCAAGGCTCACCTGTTGAGGTAACAGGAGTTGCTGCAACGGGGGCTGTAGGTTCTATCACCACAGCAGGTTCTAACATTCATGTTCCAACAGGAGTTTCAGGAACAGGTTCGGTAGGTAGTGTAACTGTAGTCGCCTCTGGATCAGTGAGTGTAACAGGAGTTTCAGGAACAGGTTCGGTAGGTAGTGTAGGTTTCAGTCTTGGAGCAGCTTTTGCTGTTACAGGTTCTGCTGGCACAACAAGTTTAGGAAACGTAACACCTTCTGTAGCTATCATTGTGTTACCCACAGGAGTATCAGGAACAGCATCAGCAGGCACAGGTACAAGCGCACCGATTCAATCTTTAGGGTTTTCTGTGACAGGAGTATCAGCAAGAGGTTCGGTTGGAGATGAAAGACTTTATAGACCAATTGTTCCGTCACAAACACCAAACTGGACGAATATAGCAGCGTAAGGAAGACAGAAAAATGGCAAGCACCTATGTAAATGATTTAAGACTTAATGAGCTAGGTACTGGCGATGGTTCTGGTACTTGGGGAAACACAACTAATACAAACCTTGAACTTATTGGTGAGGCATTTGGTTTTGGCACAGAAGCTATAACAACTAATGCAGACACTCATTCAAGCGAAATAGCTGACGGGTCAACCGATCAAGCCCGATCAATGTATATAAAATACACAGGTGCGTTAGACTCAAATTGCACTATCACTATTACTCCAAATACTATGAGCCGTGTGCATTTAATTGAAAATGCCACAACAGACAGTGGTAGTTCTGGTCCTTATAGTATTATTATAAGTCAAGGATCTGGAGCAAATGTAACTATACCGAATGGTGACACTAAGGTTGTTTATCTTGATGGCGCAGGATCTGGAGCGGCAGTTGTTGATGCGTTTGCTTCTTTAAGCACTGTTGATCTTAAAGTTCAAGACGACCTTACCGTTACGGATGATGCTGCTGTTGGCGGAGCGTTGACTGTTACAGGACTGATTACTGGAAATGCTAATTTAACATTAGGTGGCACAACGCCTACACTAACTATCGGTGATGCGGGTGCGGAAGATACAAAACTTGTATTTGATGGCAATGCTCAAGATTTCTACGTTGGTTTAGATGATAGCGCAGATGATCTAGTTATTGGTCTAGGTTCTACTGTAGGCACAACACCAGCCCTATCTATAGATGAAAACCTGCTTGTGACTGTTTCAGATGATATTACAGTGACAGGCCGTGCGATTGGTAGCCAAGATGCTGATCAAGCTACTGGTTCTGATGGTGGCACAATCACTATGAACTTAGCCGACCATAACAACTTTGAAGTAAGTATAGGACACAGTGTTACGCTTACGTTTAGTAATCAAGCGGTAGGACAAACAGGTTGCATTTTTTTAGATAAAACTAGCACAAGTGCTGTGAGTTTTAATTCGATAGTAGCTATCAATGCAACTTCACAAACAGCTTTGTCTACTGCTGGAGTTTATCTTTTAACATATATGGTAAAAGCAGCGTCAGGCACGGGAAGCATATTAGTTTCTGTATCGGGCGCATTGACCGCTGATGGATAAAGGTAAGTAAGTATGAGTTTATTACATGGAGTAGGTGCAGGTCTTGGTGGATCAGGCGATGCTAGTGGTCCGCTAGGCTCTTTTTATAGCTACACCACTAATCAGTCTTTGCGTGTTAATGGAAGTGATAAAAGCCTGACTAGAACTGTTGGAGACTCTGTAACTAATAGAAGAAAATTTACTATATCAGGCTGGGTTAAACCGACTTTTTCGACTGAATTAACTAG